GGTGGAGCTGCAGGTTTTGGTGGAGCGGCTCGAGGGTGAGATCAAACGGAAGGATCATCTCGCCCGGATGGCCGCTGATAACGCGCTGGCGGTCGTGGCACCACCCGAGCCAGCCGTTGTCGGTATCGGCATGGCCGGCTAACCCAGAATAGGAGACACGATCATGGCAGCCAAAAAGTCAGCAGCGAGAAAGTCAGCGGCGAGAAAACCAGCAGCCAAGAAGCGAACGACGACGAGGGCGCGGAAGGTGACGCCGAAGGTCGACCCGGTCGCGGCGCTCGAGAAGCGCGTCACGATCCTCGAGAACGCGATCTCCCAGGGGACAGGGGTTTCGCTCGCCGAGTTCGACCCGGAAGCGGTCGCGGCGAAGCAGAAGGCCGAAGCGGACGCGGCGGCAGACCAGGCGAAAGCCGACCAGGCGGCCCGTGACGCTGCGGAGGCTCGCGTGAAAGCGGAGCAGGAAGCCAAGGCGGCGGAGGAAGCGAAGATCGCGGCGCGCGCGAAGGCGATCCTGGAGCAGACGTCGAAGTGACGTTCGCAGTCGGGCACGTTGAGGGCGGTACGCACGCCGGGTGGCGACGGGTGAAGGAGAAGGCGAAGGCGTGGGTCTGTGACTGTCACGACTTCCCCGCGAATCCTCAGACCTTTCGGCACATCAAGCCGGGCTATTTGACACGCTGCCCGGTCTGCAGAAAGAAGCGGCCGTGAACGAGCCGGAGCGGTTCACCGGGAGCTCGCAGCTGACCGCCGACGAGCAGCAGGTCTACATGGACAAGTTCCAGGAGCACTACCTGCGGGTGCAGCAGACGCCGCAGATGGCGAGCCGCAAGGAGCGCCGCCGCCGCCGGTTCCGTCCGAGGAGCGAGCGGTGAGCCAGGACGAAGTGAACGCGCTGCGCGACCAGCTGTCGATCGTGGAGCGGGAGAAGCAGCAGCTACGGGACGAGAACAGTGCGCTCGCCAACCGTGCCTCCCAGGCTGTTACGCAGGAGGCGCACGTCCGTGAGTTGGAGCGGTTGCAGGAGCTGGCGTACCAGCCGTGCTACCGGTGCGGCCACAAGCCAGTCGACCCCAAGCCGGGCTGTCCGTGTTGCATCGACAACCACACACCTGACGGTGACGGGCACTTCACGACCGCGACCGCCGACGAGTTCGCGGCGATGAAGGAGAAGGATGCGTAGCACAGCATCAGGTGGCGGCAGTCAGGTAGCCAAGGCTCTTGCCCAGAAGCCGCGACGACCGGGTGATGGAAAGTTTCCTCCGGTGCCGTATGACGGCACACCGGGATACAAGGGGCCTGTCGGGAAACCCAAGAATCGCTCTTTCCAAGCTACAAATGATTTGAAATATCGGAGCTATTCGTGACCGCGCTCCTCGTTGTCGCCGCCGTCAGTGTGGTCGCGATGCTGGCCCTCGCGTCCGCGTTCCACGCGACGATCCGACGGCACGGCCGGGAACGGGAGAAGCTCATCAACCAGATCTGCCACTTGGCCGGGAAGCCGTGGCAGCCCGCGCCAGCCTCAGAGCCGCCGCCCGTCATCGAGGACCCTGACCGGGACCGCTACATCTACGCGCCCGACCAGCTCCCCGACGAATACAGCTAGCGCTCGACTAGGAGGCAAGTGTGTCGGAGCTGGCGTACGTCACCGACAGCGGTGTTGTCGAACAGAACCCCGCCGCCAAGCAAGCGCGCGACCGGATACGGCAGGGCCGTGAGCATCGCCGCCAGTTCGAGCCGATCTGGCAGCTGAACGCCGCTTTCGCCGCGGGGCAGCACTGGCTCGTCGCTGACCGGCTAACCCGCACGTTGCGCAGAGTGCAGGACGTCGACCCGACGTTCAAAGGCGTCAGCGACGGGCAGCTGTACTCGTTCGACGTCATCACCGAGTATCGCACCACCGCGCTCGGCGAGCTCGCCACCGACGACGACCGCCCAGAGCTGCTGCTCGAACGTGACGACCAGGCGTCCCAGGAGTTCCAGGGGGCATTGAACCGCAGCGTCCAGTTCGGCTGGGACCACGAATGGGACGGCGACGAAGCGTTGGGTGAGGCCGACCGGATGGCCGTCGACCTCGGCACATCAGCGATCCAGGTGTACTTCGACCCGACCGCCGGCAAGGCTCGCCCCGGCGAAAACCCCTACCACCAGGGAAAACCGGTGTTCGGCGACCAGGCACGGCAGCTCTTGGAGAACGGGCCGCGCCCCGACGTGACGATGCGGCAGACGAACGAAGGCCGGATCTGCTGGCGGCCGTTGTCGCCGTTCAACCTGATCGTCCCCCCAGGTGTCACCCACGAAAAGTACTTCCCGTGGCAATGCACAGTCATCCCGACCCCCGTCGCCGAGATCAAGGAACGCTACGGCCCGGTCGCCGCCGAGATCAAAGAGGACGCCGACATCGGCTCGATCCTCGGCATGGAAGCGCAGACCGCCTCGAGCTCACCGACTGGGTGGATGATCGGCGACAGCCGCCGCACCCGCCTACGCGACCACGCCTGGCTCTTTACCTACTACGAGCAGCCGACGGAGAAGTACAAGACCGGCCGCACCCTCGTGTTCGTCAACAACCAGATGAAGCTCCTCGAGGTCAGGGACGGCACCGGGGGCCAGCCGGGGCTGCCGTACCAGGGGCCAGACGGCACCTACCGCTCAGGGATCTCGTATCTGCACTGGTGGCGCGTCACCGGACGGTTCTGGTCGCGGAGCCTCGTCTCCAGCCTGCAGGACATCCAGCGTGCCCTCGACAAACGCGAGACGCAAAAGAACTCGATCATCGACCGTGGTCTGCCGTTCGTGATCGCCGAGGAAGGCTCCGGGCTCGAGGACCGAACCGGTGTCGCGCTCGAGGTGCTGATGGTGAAACCGCAGTCGGCGCCGCCGGTTGTGAACCAGGGCGTCGGACCCGGCGACTGGTTCTACAAAGACATCGACGCGATGCGCGAAGCGCTGCAGCACGCCTCCGGCATCCGCGCACCATCCTTGGGTGAGAACCCCGTCAACGTCACCACCTACTCGCAGCTGTCTCTGATCTTCGAGGCCGACCAGACGAAGCGGCTGCCGATGATGCGGGAACGCAGGCAGGCGATCAAGCAGCTCGTCGAGGACTCCGTCTACGACATCCGCACCTACTGGGGCCACGACAAGCAGATCCTTCTCGCCGGCGACGAGAACCGCGCGCAGGCCGAGGTGTTCGACGCGACACGTATCCCGTCGTTCTTCATCGTCCATGTCGCGAAGGGCGCTGCGAAACCCAGGTCGCAGGCCGCCGAGCTGAAACTCGTCGAGCAGATCTGGGAGGCCGCGTTGAACAGCGGCGCGATCGCGAAAGACCCGGACTCCTGGATCAAATGGTATTACGACTCGCTCGAGGCCGGTGAGCCGCTGGCGATCCCGGAGTCTAAGAGCGACGACCAGGCCGAGCTCGCGCAACTCGAGAACCACCTGATGTGGCAGGGGCAGCTTCCCGAACCGGCCGACTACGACCCGATCGAAGTGCACCTTCCGATCCACCGTGGCGCCATGATCCAGGCGCGCGTCGCCGGTGCGCAAGGTGTTCTGGAGTTGCTGCAGCAGCACATCGACATGACGGAGCAGCTCGCGATGCAGTCCGTCCAGTCGGCCGCGCAGGTGGCGCAGTCGCAGGTGCCGCCACCTTTGCCGGGCGCCACCGGACCGCCACAGCCGCCAGGACAGCCGTCGGAACAGCCGCAGCCTCAACTGCCGGTCGGGCAATGACAGACCCGGTGTACGTACGGCTGAGGATGCTCGGCGAGCAGCTTGCCGCAGCAGCGCTCCACGCTGCGCAACAGCCAGACCTGGAACCCAGCGACGGTTCGCCGGAGCCCGCGGAGCCGACAGCACCCGACGTCATCCACGTCGAGCCGACCCCGGTTACGGTCGACAACCACCACCACGCAGGCCCGGTGGACGTGCATGTGGAGCCGACCCCTGTGCATGTGGCAGCACCGAACGTGAATGTGAACGTGCCGCGTTCCGAGACGCAGACCATCGAGTTCGAGCGTGACGAGTTGGGCCGGATCACTAGCGCTGTCGTGAAGCGGCAACGTGGCTGACAACGTCACCCTGCCCCCTAGCGGCACCGGGGACACGAACCCGAAGGCGTCGACTCAGCAGGTTACGGCTGACAGCTCGCACGTCCAAGACGTAGCTCTGGCGACGGTGGCGGCCGGAGTACGAACGCGGTATCAGGCGCTGACGGACACGCAGCTTCGCGCCTCGGCCGTTCCTGTCTCCGGGCCGCTGACAGACGCCCAGCTTCGCGCGGCGGTTGTACCGATCGGAGACGGCGGCGGCAGCATCACCGTCGACTCCCCGGTAGGCACTCCGACATGGGTTCGTCTCTCGGACGGAGCGGCGGCGTTCGTCGGGCAGAAGGCGATGGCCGCCTCCATACCCGTCGTCGTCGCGTCAGACCAATCGGTCATCCCCGTCTCCGACAACGCAGGCTCCATCACCGTCGACGCGCCGGTCGGCACACCCGTCTTCGCAAGGTTGTCAGACGGTGCCGCTGTCCTGATCGGCCAGAAAGCCATGGCCGCCTCGCTGCCGGTTGTGATCGCGTCCGACCAGAGTGCGCTCCCAGCCCTTGCTGCTGGCACGAATCGCATCGGGTCTGTACGTGTCGTTGACTCAGCCGACGCCGACCAGACCGCCGCAAAGGGCACACAGACCTCGAGGTTCATCGGCACACAGGACGCTAAAGATTCCGGGCGCGTAACCATCATGTGGACCGCCGTCTTTGCGTTCGCTCAGGTCGCGGAAACGTTGCTCACTCTCACCGAATCGCGCGACGGTGGAGCAGTCACCACGTTCAGCACAAAGGTTGTCACGAGCGGCAAGCGGCTCAGGATCACGTCGATGCTGCTCGAAGCAGAAACTCTCGGGACGGGCACGACCGTTCCGCAGCGTTGCTATCTGCGGATGCGATTTAACACCGCCGGCGCCGTGACGACCGCCTCGCCGTTGCAGTTCGTCGGGGGTGTAGCCGCGGAGCCACCCGCGATCCTCAAGACCGCTGCATGGGAAGCGTGGAGTTTCCCTGATGGCGTCGAGTTCCTCGGAGACGGCACGAAGCAGATCGGCTTCACGCTTGAAACCCCGGACTGGGTCGTCACGACGCAGACCGGTCAGGCGAAGGTCACGATCACCGCGTTCGAGTACTAAATGCCCTTCCTGCTTCTCTGGCAACGCGCCGCCCCAGCCACACCACCACCGGCCACACCAGCGACTGTGTTCGCGGGCGACTCGATGATGGCCCCTGTTCATCTCAAGGGCGGAAGTCTCCGCGAATACCGACAGTCACTAGCCGACGAGGACGCCGTGATCGCAGCCACGCTTGCACTACTAGGAGGACAAGAACCATGAACAAGATGAAACTCGGCCGCCGCAACTACGGCGAGATGAAGCTGCCCCGGCGGCCCGTCGCCAGCCGGAAGAGCCACTCGAAGGTCGCTGCCGCGCTCGGCGGCGTCCGCGTCTATCCGGGATTCAGGAAATGAGCGGGTTCCTCTCCAACCTCGCCGCGGTTGGTGGCGGTCTCGCGGCCACCGGATCGACCGGCAACAACACCCACGCGAGCGCGAAGCTCGCCCCGGCCGCCAGCAAAGTCGCCGTGGTGTTCGTCACCGAGAACGCCGGCACCACCATCACGCTCGCCATCCAAGGCTCGCTCGACCCGGACACCGTCTCCGACGCGAACGCCAACTGGTTCCCGCTCGTCACCCTCACGACCGTCGATGACACCGCATCGTCAACGATCGCGGCGATCACGACGCAGATCGCAAGAGTGTTCTGGCTGTCGCAGGCCCACAGCCGGTTCGCGCGCCGTATCCGCATCGTCACGACCGCGAACACGGGTTTCAACTACCACGCCGACCTTCACCAGCAGTACTCCAACTAGGCCGCCGAGAAGGAACCTAATCTCATGGGAGCTGTCACTGTCGTAATCAGAAAGCGAAACGTCATCGGCGCGGCCCGCAGTTGCATCGCCGACGTCACCTTCTCCGGCTCCTACGGAGCAGGCGGAGACACCTTCACACCCGCGCAGTTCGAGATGCGCACAGTCGACGCGATCATCGACCAGGGCGCCGCTGCCGCATCAGCAACGACCGGCTTCGTCCTCTCGCCGGACATCGCCGGCGGCAAGCTACGGCTTCTCGGCGGCGCCGCGTCCGGGGTCGCACTTGCCGAGTCCGCCGTCGCCGGGCAGACCGGCACCGTCCAGCGTGTCCTCGTAATCGGCGACAACCCGTACATCTGAGTCGAGTAAGGAGGCAACAATGTCAGAGCCGCTGCCTGAGCAGCCGTTCAACCCTGCCGAACCGGAGCCCGTAGCACCGGAACCGGAACCGTTCCAGATCAGCCAGGACGACTGGCAGCAGCAGCAGGAGACGTCCCAGTACATCCTCGGACAGCTGCAGCAGCTCGCCCAGCTCACGCAGCCGCAGGACCCCGCGCAGATCACGCTGCCGGACGACTCGCTGCTCACACCGGCCGATCTCGAGGTGATCGCCCAGCTGTTCCAGCAGCAGATCGGGCCGATCGAGCAGACCCGCGAACAGTGGATGCAATCGCAGGGGAACGAGGCTGCGCTCGACATCATCGCCGACGACGTCTCCACGAACGGCGACTTCCTTCTCGAAGGGTCGAAGCAGAAAGCACGCGACCTGTCCGAGAACTACTACCCGCAGTTCGCGGCGCACTACGGCCCAGGCTCCGACGCGGCCGAGGCCGCTCTGCGGCAAGCCTGCAACGACGTCCGCGAATGGGAAGCGGAAGTCGGCAGGGCGTTCATGGAGCGTGAGCAAAACCAGCTCGCGACGTTGGCGGGCGCCCCGCGCTCGCCCGCCGTGCCGGGCCGCCCCGCGCAGCAGCAGCTGACAGGGGTGGAAGGCGGCAACGAGTTCAGTGTCTTCCAAAAGTATTTTCCGAACGGAAACCAGTAGCAAGACCACTCGAAGGCCGCCGAGAAAGAACCGATAACCCATGGCTGACGCCAACGTCCTTTCAACCTGGGCTCCGTTCCTTTACGAGCTCCAGGGCAAAGTGTTCGAGGTTTTCCCCAGTGAAGCGCCGTTCCTGGCAGAGATGTCCGGTTACGACTCGACCGCCGGGAAGCCCGACCACCAGTCGACCGTCCGTCGCATCGTCGACGTCATGGACGGCAACCGCGACATGGCCGGCGGCAAGAGCGTACGGCACACGCTGGTCCTGGCAGGGCTGCCCGGTGGGCACTACCCGCAGGAAGACTCGACGTGGATTCAGCCGCATCTGCTGCCGACCGTCCAGATCAACCTGAACCTCGTCCGGGCGCTCGTGCCGTTCAAGATCTCGGTCGACGTCGAACGAGACTCGATGACGTCGGCGTCAGCGTCGGCGTTGACGACACTGGTTCACCAGGCCCGCACAGCGTTGTGCCGTCAGGAGAACCGCGACATGCTCGGAGACGGGACAGGGCTACAAGCATCCATCACCGACGCCGCAACGTCCCTGACGACCACGGTCGCGACCACGTCGAACTTCGACATCCTCCTGCCTGGGACGGTGTGGGACATCCTCACCCGCTCCACCGGGGCCGACCCGGGGCAGGGGCTCCGCCGAAAGATCGCCTCCGTCGTCGAGTCGACCGGTGTCATCACCTGGCTGACAGCGCAGCAGGCGTCAGATGGCGGCTCCGGCAACATCGTCCACGCCGCGACCGAAGGCATCTACGTCACCGGCTCGTGGGGTAACGGTGCCGGCGCGCAGGCGCCGGGCGCCCTCGTCGTGCAGGGTCTCGAGCAGGCCAAGGCCGTCACCGGCACGTTCGAGACGCTCGACAAGGCCGCGAACGTCCAGTGGCAGGGTTCGGACGGCAGGAAGGGTGACACGTCAAGCGCGGCGCTCTCGGCGCCGATGCTCGACGGTGCCGTCCGTGTCGGCCGCAGAGCGGCGATCGCCGCGTGGGACTTCGGTCTCGGCGACCCGGCGTGCATCGACCTGTTCAAGCAGGGGCTCTACAACCAGCTGCGGTACGACCCGCAGGTGATGACCCTCAAGTCGGGGTTCTCCGGTGTGATCTACGACGGCGGCGACAAGCCGTTCCCGCTGATAAAGGAGCCGATGCACAAGAAGCAGGGGCTGTCGCTGATCGACAAGGCCAGCTTCATCATCTACGGCGACAAGCCGGGCCCGGCGTTCCTCGAGGACGACGGCAGCATGTTCCGGCGCACCGCACGGTCGCTCGCGAAGGAAGCCGATCTGCTCGACCGGACGCAGCTCGGCGTCGTAAAATGTAATACCATCGTGTTTCTGAATAATCTAATTCAGGCCGCGTAGGTTACACAACGAAGGAGGGTCAGGGTTTCGCCTTGGCCCTCCGCCGTTTCGCCATGGTCTTACGCGCGTGCTCACGGTGCTTCGCAGCGAACACCGGATCGTCACGCATCCGCGTCGCCATGTAAATGCGCTGGTACTCGCGCAACTGGTCACGGTGCTCGTCGCGCCATAAGCGCTGGCAAGCACGGCAGATACGTTTGCCGGTCGGGGTGATACGGAGATTCTCGCCGAACAATTCGTGTCCGCGTTTGCAGTGTGTCTTCTCCGCGTTCCTTCTTGCGGGTGTGTCGTCCGCCATCACGTTCTCGCGTGGCGACACCGCGACAATGTGCTCCGGGTTGACGCAGTGACGGTTGCGGCACGTGTGGTGAAGTACGGCGCCGTCCGGGACAGGGCCAACGAAGTGCTCGTAGGCGAAGACGTGGCCGTAACCGTTCTTGGCTCGGCTGTATCGGAATTGGCTGTAGCCGTTCTGGCGGATCGACCGTGTCCATAGCCAGCAGCCGCTTCGGCGGTTGACGCGGTAGCTGGCGGCGAAGCGTTCCTCGATCGGAATGGTCGGCGGCGCCATCACAACAAGGTTACACATCACGGAGGACAGCATGGGACTGGTCTACTCACGCTCCGAGTCGGGACTGGTCGTCGCTAACCAAGCGGCCGACGAGGCTGCTGTTGAGCGTGCCCTGAAACAGCTCGACCGGCAACTTGAGCTGCAGTGTTGGCCGTCGCTCGACGGGCCGCCGCTCTACAAGGTGGTCGCGCGTCTGAGCGACGACCGGCCGCCGGTCACGGTTCTCGTCTGGCAGACCGAGCAGGCCGAACCTCTGCCGTTGTCTTCGCGTCTGATCGACGAGGTGCAGCGGCTCGACCGTAACAGCCGCGGAGAATACCTCGACGACGACGAGCGGAACCGCCGTCTCGCGGAGCAGCGGGAACGTGACTGGGACCGTGACACGGAAGCGCTCGCAACCGATTGGGAGCGGACGCACGGCCAGCCGATCCTGCACCGCAGCGTGTCGCTGCGGATGGCCCGTGATAAGCGGCGAGCCCGCGGAGAGAAGGTCTAGCGATGCCAGCTCCCCCTAGCGCCACTCAGTTCCCGCTTCAGCAGTCAGCGTGGGACGGCAGCGACTGGTTCACCCAGATCTGGAAGCTCACGAATCTGCAGAAGAATGTTGGGGACTTCGGTGCGAAAGGCGACTGGGACGGTTCCACCGGCACCGACGACACGGTGGCAATCGCCGCGGCGATAGATGCTGCGGTCGCGGCCGGCGGTGGGACTGTTCAGGGCATACCAGGGAAGCGCTACCGGTTGAACACGATCGGCGGGTCCGCAAGTGGCATCAAATGGAACCTCGCGATCTACGGCGACAAGATCCGTCTCCGCAACCTTCATCTCGTCAACACGGTCGCCGACGATGCCGTCACGATGCTGTTCGTCGCCGGCTCGTCGAAACCAGAGGGGCCGCTGAACTGGTTGAAGTACGCGCCGTGGCGGTTCGCCGGCGACACGTTCGCGGGTGGTGGGGCGATCAGTCCCGTCAGTCCGAACATCGAGTATCCGATAAACGCGGCGGCACTAGGCGCGGCAAGCATCACAACGACCACGCCGGCGAACGCAGGCAACTTCGCCATCGGCGACTACATCTTCATCCGAACCGGTCAGCTAGTCACGAACGGAAGCAACTGGAACGGTGAGCCAGACGGGGAAATCAACCGTGTCATTTCCGTCAACGCAGGTACGGGAGTCCTCGGCGTCGAGCGTCCGCTCGCAAAACCTTACGCCTCTGAGAACCAGACCGCGATCGGCCAAGTCTCGTCGGTGGGTGGCGGCGGTTCACCTGCCCCGCTCACCGTCAAAAAGATCACCAACGCGACCATCGTGGATTGCGGTCTCGAAAACGTCACCCTCGAGAACTTGGTCGGCAACGCGAGCGCGATCACCCTGTTCGGGTCAGTCTCGGGTTGGTTCGAGCGCCAGGTGACGTTCAACTGCCTCGGCCCGGCGAACGCTTTGCAGCAGTACCGAGACGGCGACTTCGAGGACGTGACAGCAGTCATGTCGGGGACCGCCCGCTCCGACTACTGGCCGGTATCAACGGCCAACTGTTCGACGGACATCTCCATGCGCCGGATCACAGGCATCGCGACGAAGAAGATCGCGACGCTGCACATTCACGAGGGATCGGCCCGAATCTCGGCAAGAGACATCCGCCTATTCTCCGGCGACAACTCGATCGCAAGCGTGTACCCCGTAAGCGTTCGCTCCCGCGTCTACGGCTTCACCCTCGACGACTACAAGATCGTCGGTGGTGGCGCCACGAACGCAATCTACATCGGGACGACGGAGAGCGGAGGCGGCAGAATCGGCAGGGGTTTCGCGCGAGGGTCATGGCCGCGCACCATCGTCTGCGAATCACCGAACTGGGACATCTACCCGCCCGACGATACGAAGGGCGGCGACATCCAGTTCACTCCACCCGTCCGGGCTCCCGCGCTTGGCCTGATCCCGGTCCGTGTTCTCGCAGGCTGGGTCGATAAGACCACGCAGCAGCAGGCGCTCGGGACGCTGCCTGCACAAAGCATCATTATCGGCGTCGGTTGCCACGTCTACGAGGCGTTCAACGGGAGCGTCAGTAACAACGTGGTGGTTGGCGTTGCCGGCGACAACAGCATCAACGGCAACATAGACGTGTCTTCAGCGTTCAACAAAACTGTGCCCACGAGCGCCGCCTGGGGTTTCCGTGACACCGCGATCATCGTGACCGCTAAGTACGTACCCGGTGGGACCCAGCCGACCCTCGGCAAGGCATTGGTGTGGATTCTGGTCGCGACAGCGCCGACGCAGCCGTGACCTTCCTCGAGATCCAGAACGAGCTCCTCCCGACCGGTGTCGGCAACACCGCCCGCTTCAAAGAAACGCAGCGCGCATCGGTGAAACGGTGGATCAACGACCGGTACGCCGAAGCGTGGGGGCTCGAGGACTGGACGTTCCGGAAAGCCGCGTCCACTGTGACTGTCACAGCGGGCAGCAACGTTCTGGCGGCACCGGCCGACCTCGGGATCGTGCTCGGACTTTTCAACGACCAGGGAACACGGATCGCCCACATCAGCCCCACCGACTATTTCGACCGTCACCTCGGCCCGGTCGTCACCTCTGACCCGTCGGTGCATACGATCATCAACAAGCAGATCCTGCTCGACCCGACGCCCGGCACCACGTCGAGCGCGTGGGAGCTCTACTACGAGAAGGCGCTCACGCTGCTCGTGAACGACGGCGACGTACCGCAGTTGCCGGTGGAGCATCACTTCATGCTCGTCCACGGCGCCGAAGCGACAGGGCAGACACGCATGAACGATTTTACCTACCAGTTTTCTGAGCAGCGTTGGCAGAACCAGTTGGCGGCGATGCGCCGCAACTACCTCGCAGACAAGCGCGGCTCGGCCGCAGGGACGAAACAATGGGCTGACGCCCTCGGAGGGTGACTTGACATGGCAGCCCCTTCTGTCATCCAGGTCATGCGGCAGGGGCTCCGGTACTACTACGGGGAAACGTCGCTGCTTGACTTCTCCGGCGGCTGGAACATCCGTGACGCCGCCGGCCAGCTAGCCGCCAACGAGTCCCCTGATCTTTACAACTGCACACTCGACGAGCGCGGCGGTGTCGGCAAACGCCTTGGGATGGTGAAGTACAACGGCTCGCCGTTCCAGGCGGCGTTGACGCAGAACGGCATGTACGAGCCGTCGCTGCAAGTCCAGATCACCCAATGCGGCGACAAGCTCTACAAGGACACCGGGGCGTCGTTCAAGACGTTCACCACCAGCGAACGCTGCGGCATGTGCGACTTCAAAGGGTTGCTGATCTTCATCCACCCGACCGACGGACTGTTCAAGTACGACGGCACCACCGTCACGGCGATCGCGGCGGGACCGAAGGGCCGGACGATCCAGGCGTGGCAGAACAAGCTGATCGCGAGCGACGACCCGTTGAACAAGTCACGGGTGTACGCCTCCGCCGCGGGTGACGAAACAACATGGCCCGGTACGTCTTTCGTGGACATCCGCGAGAAGGACACCGACGCCGTTGTCTGCCTCGCCGGTGCCGCCGGGGTCGACGTCTCCGGGCGGCAGGGCATCCTCGCGTACAAGCGCCGCAGCCTCTACCGCATCTTCGACTCAACGACCCTGGCCTACCAGACCCTCGACACACAGATCGGCGCCGCGTCCGGGCTGGCCGTCACCTCCGGTTTCCAGCGGTCCGTGTCGATCAGCGAATCGGGGATCTGGTGGACGGACGGGGTCGGCCCGATGCGTCCGGCGAGCGCGAAGATCGACCCGCTGTTCTCACCGATCGCGATCAACTTCGCCAAGCTCGACCTGTTCTGCGCCGGCATCAGAGGCGACCGCATGTACTTCAGCCTCTGTCGCGCAGCCTCGAACGCGAACGACCTCGAACTCGAGTACCACCCGATCCAAGGCTGGATCGTCCCCAACTCAAGCGCCGCCTCGTTCTACAGCACCTACGCGAAGGACGACCAGAAACTCCTTGCCGGTTCCCCCACGGTGAACGGGCAGGCGTACCAGCGGCTCACCACCGGAGGCGACGACGGCGCGGCCATCACCAGCCGCTTCAAGACACGGTGGGTGCAGCCGACTGGCGGCCACCCGACACGGATCAAACGGCTCAGGCTGTCCGGCCGCGGCAACTTCACCATCGGTGTCTACATCGACTACGCACTCGCGAGCGCCGAATCGTTCCCCGTGGTGTTCGCGTCAAGCGCCGCCATCTACGACGACGCTGGCGCCATCTACGACCAGGCCGGTGTGTTGTACGGGCCGCTCAAGTATCAGGACTCCACCGACATCCCGTTGAACGACGTCGTCGGCGCGATCCTGCTGGAGTTCTCGGAGACATCGACCCTGTCTTCGAGTGGGCTGCAGATCCTCGGCACCGGGGCAGCACCGGAAGCAGGAGCGTGGGGCTTGTACGGCGTCGGCATTTCGTACAGCCCGCTCGGACTCGGTTAGGGAGGTTACTCATGGCGGACGGACTCTGCGACTGGCAGGGCTGCATCGACCCGAACGTTCAGCCAGCGATCCTGCGTGTGCATCGCGAAGCCGGCGACCCGCACGAGATCGTCGAGATCGCCCGGCAGTACGAGCTCTGCCCGCTGCACACGCAGGCGCTTCTCCAGTGGACGCAGGTTCTCCACGAGCCGCTCGAGGCGATCCCGTTCGACCCGGGGGCGGGTGACTAGTGGCGACGATCACCCTTAGCCTCCCGACCGCAGGTACGGTCATCACGGCTGGTCTTCACGCGACGAACTACACGGCGATCCAGGGTGCGATCAACGGCGGCCTCGACACGGCGAACTGGGCGTCCGGCAAAATCTTCGCCCCCTCCAAGTTCATGCAGGAAGGCGCCGCCCTCGGCAACGGGCTGGTGTGGACCGGGGCGGCGTGGGTGCCCGTCGACATCCCCCGCGTCTACGACCGGCTCACCGCGACCGGCGACGTCAACTCCAGCGTGGCGGAAACGTCGATCTACACGAAGATCATCGCCGCCGGCGACATGGCGTTGAACAAGATGCTACGCCTCGCGCTGAGCGGGGATTGGCTGCACAACAACGTTGCCGCCGACACGGTCACGTTCAAAGTCAAGTTCGGCGGCACCACGTTTTGGTCGGTGGCCGCGAACCTCGGCAACGTGATCGGCGCGGCGCGGCACCCGTGGAGTCTTGACCTGCGAGTGCAGAACAAGGCCGCCGCGAATGTGCAGAACATTTGGGGGTCGTTCGGCTCGCCTGAGTTCTCCAACCAGGCGGCACCAGCCACCGGAATCGGCCAGGCGTTCGTCACCGCCGCGGGTAACAACTTCGCTGGGCTGCTCGGCATCTCCGCGATGGGCGCGCTCGACACCACGTTGGCGCAGACCCTGGACGTGACGGTTCAGTGGTCGGCGAACTCGGTCAACAACTCGTGGCGGACGTTCAGCGGCTGCCTTGAGCTGGTGTGAGCGGTGGCGCTCCCCTCGTATTACACCCCGACTAAGCCGTACACGCCGCCCACGTTGCCGGGGCAGCAGGTGCAGAACCAGCTATACCGCGCGCTCGCGGCCGGTACAACGGCCACCGCGCAGCCGCCAACGCCCCCGGCACCACCGACGGGTTCGCCTCGCACGAGCGCAACCTTGCCCTACGACGAGTTCGGCCTGAGCCAGAACAAACCCGCGATGCCGACGGTCGGCCAGACCGGTCCCGCGCCGGCCCCGCCGGCAAGCAGCAGCGGTGGCGGAGGCGGTGGAGGCGGTGGCGGCGGCGGGTTCGACTTCTCCGGCGATCCGGCGCTCGCCCGCATCCGTGCGTTCAACCAGATGATGAACGCACAGGCAGAAGCGGGCGCGCTCGCTGGCCGCAAGCAGGCGGAGATCCTGTACGGGTACGACCCGAACGTCCAGTACGAGGACCCGGCCACCCAAGAGGCAGCCAAGCAGAACCCGTTTTCGCAGCTCGCCCAGCTCCTGTTCAACCACGGGCAACGGTCGGACGCCCTCGACGAGAACCTCAATAAGAGCAACCTGTTCTACAGCGGTGAGCGGCTGAAGCAGACCGGGCTTGAAGGCCGCCAGTACACGCTCGAGAACACGCAGGCGAACCAGGGTTTCCAGTCGCAGATGAGCCAGATCGCGAAAGCTCTGATGGACACGCAGCTCTCGTCGCAGGAAAGGGAGATCCAGGCTGAAAACGATGCTTACAACCGCGAGCTCCAGATGGCGCTCACCTACGGCGGCGACTACGGCGGCGGCGGCGGTACTGGTGGCGGTGGCGGCGGTGGTGGCGGGATCACCGGCAGCAACGACGCCTGGAACACCGCGATCGCCCAGTACGGCGCTGGCGGCGGGACACCTCGAGGAATCCAGAACAACCAGCAAGCCAGGTTCATCACCCAGGCAGAAAAAGGTCTGGTGCCGGGATACAACTGGCACGGCCCTGGTCATTACGTCTTGGTCAAGTATGACACGGCGCAAGGCCCGAACACCGAATGGGTTTACGCAGGCGGCTAAAGGTTCGGCGCCACTCGGCACGGCGGCCAGAGTGGCGCCGGAAACACCTAAGAGAGGAACCCTGATGACTCGACAACCACGACCAGCCCGCTCGGCTATCTCTGACGCGCTCGTCGCGGCCCCGCGGCCGCTGCAGGGGTTCCAGCCGAAGCAGCAGGTCGTCGGCGGCGGCCGCCCGCTGCCGGGCCTGATCCAGTACGGGAGCCAGCCGCCGGGCTTCGCCAGCGCGTCCCAGTTCACCGGTGGGACGGTGCCGAACCCGATCAGCCCCACTCGCGGGGAGCAGACACCAGGCTTCACAGCACCGACGTACGGCCCGACCGGAGCGGAAGCACCCGTCGGCCCTGCCGTGAACCCGTTGGTCGCTGCATTGGCGCACATGGTCGCCCCGACCGGCGCGACCGCGCCTACGCCGCCGTCGTTCACTCCGCCGCCTCCGACCGCGGCGCCTCCTCCGCTGACGCCGTTCGGAGGGCCGGGGTCGCTCGCCCCGCCGGGTGGCGCGCCGATCGGTGGGCTCGGGCAGGGTGGCGCGCTCGGCGTGTCGCCAGCATTGGCGCATGGCGCGGGGAACCTTCTCACCTCGGGTCCGCCGCTCTCGAGCCTGATCGCGGCGCTCGCGCGGCAGGGGCAGCGGGTCGGCGGCAACACGCTGAGGCTCTAGACGATGGCTTACGCACCCTCCGGATGGTCACAGCCGAAGCCGCCCAAACCGCCGACGGGCGGGTTCGGTTTGTACGGGCCGCAGGCGCCCGGGACGACCGGGCCGAAATACAAGCCACCCCGTCAGCCCCATCCGAAGGCACGTGCGGTCAAGGTGCCGAAGGCGCCGACCCGGCCGGTTCCGCGCACGTACGTTGACCCGTTCGCGCCGACCTCGGACGCCGAGCTGCAAGCACGAGCAGGCGGCATCGGGCAGCAGCAGCTCGCCGCGCTGATCGACCAGATCCGGCAGGCGATCGAGGGGCGCTCCCGGTCGGGAACGGCCGCGATCGGCAGCCTCACAAACCAGCTTGGCGGCCTGATGTCCGGTGTCGGGCCGGCGTCACAGAAGATCTATGACACGGCACGCGTGTCGGGCTCCCAGATCAACGACGCTTTGGCGAACCGGCTCGGCCAGTTCGGGCAGGGACTCGCCGCGGAGCAGGCGGGGAAGTTCGCCCTGCAAGGCGCACCCGCCGGGGTGGCTGGGCAGATCGCGGGCGGGACGCAGCAGACGGCGCAGGGCGCGGCGAACGCCGGCTTCGCACGCGGGAGCGCCGGTACGGAGATGCTGAACACGCAGGGCGCCGCCGCGGGTGCTTACGGTGCCGCGCTGCCGGGGATCGCTGGGCTGACCGGCATCCAGAACGAACGGAATCTGCAGGCCCAGTTGAGCAAGGCGTTCGCGGATCAGGTTGGGGCGGCGCAGGGCCAGTCGCAGACGACGATCGCGAACATCTACATGCATCTGCTTGACCAGGAGCTGAGCAAGGCGGTCGCGAAACAGTCGGGGCTGATAAACCAGGAGAAGATCAACGCGACGAACTACAACAAGAACGCGGCGCTCACCTACAAGAAGCAGAACGACGCGCGGAACGCCAAGCTGAAAGCTCAGTCGCTCGGTATCTCGCAGCAGCGGGTGAACGAGACGATGCGCCATAACGGCATGTCGGAGACGCAGGCGATCAAGAGTCTGATCGCGCAGAACCAGCGGGCGACACAGACCCAACGGCAACAGAATCTGCGTCAGAACAAGTGGCAGACGAACCCGAACGGCACCTTCAAGACACGGCTGAACAAGAAGACCGGGAAGCAGGAGCGCATCCCGATCGCGAAGCCTAAGAGTTCCTCGTCAGGAGGTCACTTCGCGATGGTAAACGGCAAGATGACTTGGGTGCCGTAGATGCGTAATGCCGTCTCAGGTGGTGGCCCCAGCCCGAAGCCGCCGCGGCCGGTTCATGTTGCCGCGCTGAGACGCGCCGACAAGATCGTGCAGGGGCAGCGGGCCAGGCAGCAGCAGATCAAGCAGGTGCAGCAACTGAAGCAGCATCGGATCGACCAGGCGCAGGCGGCCAAGCAGCAGCGGATCGAACAGGCCCGCAACCGGCGCGACCTACAGAAGTACGGGTTCATCGGCGCGTCGCAACGGTCGAACGCGCGCAAGCAGCAGGTTCAGCAGGCGAAAGCGGCACAGACCTACACGAATACGCATCAGCCGCGCCTCTCCGCGCCTTCCACAGGGCAGGTCCTGCACGCCCAGACGCGCGGCTACAACCCCGGCACCCCGGGGCCGTTCGCGTCGGTCGCGGACAAACGTCAGGCCGCCGTCGAGAAGAAGTTTCATGCGCCCCAGACGCTCGGGGAGCTCGGCGTGCAGACGTCGCAGCTCGCGACGGGGATCAACCCCAGGCACCCGTTGGATCAGGGGCCGTACTGGCTGGCTGCAAACCTCGGGATGAGTCTGTTGCCGGTCAAGGGTCTCGGCCGAGTGGGCCGGCTACTGCGGGCAGGCAAGACCGCGGAGGAGGCAGCATCGGTCGCTAAAGCTGCCGCGCCGGAGGCACTCGGTCCGGTTACGCGCGAGCAGGCGCAACAGGCAGCAAAGAAAGAGGTGGCGGGTTCGCTGATGGGCGAGCGCCGCGCGGCGGCCGAACAAAAGAAGGTCTACAAAGCGGCACGGGCGGAGAAGTTCGCGCAGGCGCAGCAGGCCGGGGCAGAAGCCGGTGGTGGGATCGCAGGGTTCCACGCTGAGAAGGGCGCGCTGAAGGGGGCGCTGCCCAGAGTGAAGTTCGAGAAACTCAAGAACGGCTCCCTCAACCAGCACGACCTCGAGGGACTGTTCAACGACGTCGCGAACCACCCCGACCTCAGCTACGGCGAGACGTTGACCGCTCGCACCGCTCTCGCCAAAGCGTTCGAGGAGGGGCACGCACTCGCCCCGCACGAAATCCGCATCTTGTCGAAAGCGTTTGGCGAAGACGCCACAAAGGTTCTCGCGCACAAGTCGTTCGCGAGGAAGGTCGGTGAGAACGCGGTCGGCGTCCTGAACCTGCCGCGGGCGCTGATGGCGTCCGTCGACATCTCGTTCCCCGGACGTCAGGGGCTCGGTGTGCTCGCCGCCAGCCCGCGCATCTGGACCAAAGGGTTCAAGCCGCAGCTGAAGGGACTGGTCAGCGAGGAGTATTACCACAAGATGCTCGGCCACATGCACCAGGACCCAGCGTTCTCTGTGGCGCAAGATGCTGGCGTCAAGTTCACCGAGTTGGGGAAGGGCGCGTCGCAGCGCGAGGAACCGTTCGCGACGAACGTCCTGACCAACAGACCGGAGAAGTACAACCCGATCCGTGCCTCGGCCCGTGCGTACACGATGTACGGCGACTACGTTCGCCTCGAGCTGTTCAAGAAGTACCTCGCGAAAGCGGAACGTCAGGGCGTCAACATCGAGAACAAGAACGAGCTCCGTGACATCGGGAAGGTCGTCAACACCCTCAGCGGCCGTGGCGGCGGGAAAACCTTGCAGCAGTCCTCCCCGTTGCTGAACACGGTTTTCTTCGCGCCGCAGCTAATCAAGTCACGGTTGGACATGCTGAACCCGCTTTGGTACTCCAAGCATGTTCCGATCGGGCCGACGACTCCGTTCGCGACACGGCAGGCGAAGATCGCTGGGGCACGGCTCGGTGTTGGTCTCGGCGCGACGCTCGGCGGCGCCGCTGCGCTCGGTGCGAAGGTGCAGACCGATCCACGCAACGCCGACTTCGCGAAGATCCGGGTCGGTAACACCAGGGTCGACATTGCCGGCGGTCTAGCCCAGTACCCACGGGCGATTTCGCAGATCGCGTCGGGAAAGGTCATCAGCTCGACGACCGGCAAGACGATGACGCTCGGCCCTGGGTTCGGACAGATGAGCCGCAAGGACGTCGCGGAGCGGTTCGGCGTGGGGAAGCTCGCGCCACCGATGTCGGCCGCCTATGAAGCGCTGCAAGGGAGAACCTTTCTCGGCCAGCCGCTGACCGTGAAGAACCAGGTTGTTCCGAGGGTGGTGCCGTTCGGGTTGCAGGACGCTTACGACGCCTACAAGCAGACGGGCAGCGTGTCCGCCGCGGCTGGCGCGTACGGGCTTTCCGCGATCGGCGAGGGTGTCCAAACCTACGGGCCGCAAGATCCCGCCAAACAGACCAAGAAGACCTACCAGAAGTTCAACGACGAAGTGAACCAGGCGTTGAAGAAGATCCACGCGGACTTCCCACCTGTGCTGCGGGGACGGCTGAAGATGCGGGAGGAACGCGCGGCCCAGTCAGCGAAAGCTGGGAAGACAACCGCCGATCATTTCGCCGCCGACATCACGCTGCTTGTGCGGCACAAAGCGATCGACTCGAAGACGGCGCGGGGGATGATCCAGTGGGCCAGAGGGTTGCCGGACGACAAGTTGCACCATGACCAGATCAGTTCGGCTCGTAGTTATCTGACCCGCACCTACTTTGACCCGAACGGCGAGCTCGCAGCGTTCGTCCGGGCGCTCCGTAGGAGCGGATCGCCGAATCTAGCTTTGCCTTAGCCTCGCGCGTCGCCGACGCCACCAAGGAACGTACTCAAAGAGCGACCAGACGAACGCCACTAAAAGAGCGACTCCGAACGGAATGACCCACGCAAGTAGGAGAGTGATCCAGCCGTGTTCTCTAAACCACACGTGGGACATGGGAGCCGGAGGTTATCACGGTGGCACTAAATCCCCAGCAGCAGCACGTCGGCCAACTTCTCTACCACCTTGCGGTGCAGCGTGGCCTCCCTCTGCAGCGTGCCCGCGAGTTCGTCTCCGCCGCGCTCGCCGAATCCGGACTCCGCCCAGGCGCCCGTAACCCGTCCGGGGCCACCGGCCTGTTCCAGCTTCTGAGTTCCGGCTACCAGCAGCGCGCCCGCCAACTCGGCGGCCTCACGAACCCTCGAGCGAACGCGCTCGCGATCCTCCCGTCGTATCAGCGGTACTGGCAGCAGCATCCCCACGCCGCACCCGGGGAAGCGGGCCGTGACGTCGAACGGAGCGGCGCTGGTGCAGGCTTCTACAGCAAGGGTCTCTCCCAGCTTGGCAACCTCGGGGGCGGTCTCGTCGGCTCCGCCTCAGTCGGCCCGGCAGCCCAGCAGGCGCCGGCCGCCCCCGTAGGACCTCAACAGACCGGTATGGCGCTGCTCCAGGCGTTGCAGGCCGGGCCGCAGCACGGCGACTACAGTCCCGTCTACCAGGCGATCCAGCAGCGGATGCACTCGCGGGCGCAACAGCACGCACAGCAGCTGGCGCCGCATGTCGAGGTTGCATCTGGCGCCCGGGTTCCCGCTGGCGCCTCGCAGGTTGTTCAACTGGCGCAGAAATACCTGGGCACCAAATACACGTGGGGCGGCGCGTCGCCTAAGACCGGGTTCGATTGTTCTGGTTTCGCCCAGTGGCTCTACGGACACTTCGGCGTCCATCTGCCGCGCACTTCACAGCAGCAGTGGCGAGTCGGCACACCTGTCGCGCGGAACCAGCTGAAGCCCGGCGACCTCCTTTTCTTCGAGCCTGGCGCAAGCGGCCCCGGCCATGAGGCGATGTACATAGGGAACGGCCACATGATCGAAGCACCCCACACAGGAGCGACTGTGCGTATCGCGAGTATCAACCGCGCCGACTACATGGGCGCTCGGAGAGTCCACTAAGGAGGACACCATGTTCAGCATCATCGCGTTCGTTCTGTTCGTCATCGCCACCATCCTGTTCTGGGTCAGTGACGTGACGACCCGGCACATCCTCGCGTTCGACTCCGCGGGCCTCGCGTGCCTCGCCCTGGCCGGTCCTTACGTGGGCGCGTGGATCGCTGAACGACGGGCTTGAGGAGCAACTGGGACAACGAACATGAGCGCACCATCGCCTATTACCGCCGTCTGCGACCGGACCTATTTTCCCGCATACCGGCACTCAGGAAGGCGGGAGGAGAACGAGATCAAGTGGGCGATCCTCCACGACGAGGAAGCACCGACGGCGGAGAGCGCAGCACGGTATTTCAAAAGCTCGAACGCTGGTGGAAGCGCGCATCTCTGCGTCGATGACCTCAAGTGCTTCCGCTGTCTGCCGAACGACGCGATCCCCTGGGGCGCAAGTTCGGCGTTCGGGGCGAACACGCACGGCTTCCACATCGAGCAGGCCGGGTATGCGAAGTGGACTGGGACGGTGTGGCGGGCGAAGCACATGCGGGCCTTGAATCGGGCCGCCTACAAGACGGCGCTGCATTGCTACAAGTTCGGCATCCCCGTCCAGTTCGTGACGGCCGCCCAGCTACCGCACCGGTTCGGGATAACCACCCACGCTGAAGTCACGAAAGCATCGAAGCGCCTCGACCCCGCGCACGCCTGGCAGTACACGCACACCGACCCCGGGTTCGGGTGGCCGAGACGGCTGTTCATGGCCCGGGTGCGGGCGTACTACGCAGAGCTGTAACGCGCAAAGAAAGGGGTCAAGTTGAGCGACCACGATAAGGGTGGCGGTGCTTCGCGCACCACCGACCCGGCGTCAGGCACATCGGCCGCGACCGATGTGTCGCTGCGCGAAGTCGAAGGCATCGTCACCTACTGGCTCGAGCGGTACGTCACCGTGCAAATCAAGGCGCTCGACAGGCACGTCACATCAGAGTTCCGCGCCCTACGGAAATTGCTCAAATCGCAACGTGAGGATGACGGGAAAGCCGTCAAGACAGCGCTGGACGCCTCGAAGGAATTGGCTGCGAAACACAACGACCTGATCCGCCAGCAGGAGAAGAAGGACGCGACCTACGCGACCAAGGACGAGGTCAACCGACTCGCAGGCTGGCAATCGAAACTCGGCGGCGGCCTCCTCGTGCTCGGCTTTATCGGAATCGCGAACCTCGTGAAAATCTGGACCGGATAAAGGAGAGAACATGAGTCTGCTTTGGATCATCGTGATCGTCGTCGTCATCGTGCTGCTACTCGGCGGCGGCTACGGATACCGACGCTGATGGTCAACCCAAAAGACCATCCGAACGCGAGCGCAGCCATCATCGTCGGCTACCTGGCGACCGCGATCGTGTACGGCGCCCAGAAAGCCGGGTACACGCTGACCGTCCAGGAGGCCACCACCGCGTCGACCGCCCTGATCGCCCTCGTGTTGTTCCTGGCCGGCAAGAGAACCCGCACGCAACCACGGCGGCGCAAGAAGACGCCGCCGAAGCCGTGACCACCAAGCCCGTCTCCGAGCATGTCGAGGTTTGGGGCATGACCGCTTCGACGTGGGGGTACATCACCTGGGCCATCGTCGCGTTCATCGTGGTGCTCGGCGTCGAGCTGGTCGCGAAAGACATCACCGGCCTGGCGCCCTGGCCGAGCCTGTCCTACACCACGAAGAAGCTGATCGCCGACCATCACTGGATCGCGCTGCTGATGCTGTTCGCGCTGCTGACGTTCATCGTCCACATCCTGAACCCGGGGAAGTGGGGCGTGTGAAGTGCCATGCTGGGGAACGCTTACACCGGCGAGGCTCCTGATCTTCTCGAGTGGGAGCCCGCGTACTGTGAACCCCTGACCGGGCACACGAACGACATCGCGTGGGACGGCCCAGAGACGATCGCTCTCGGCTACTCGAGCTCGCTGCACGACAACACGAAGGCGACCCGGGACAACGAAGAATGAGCGACGAACCTGACCGGCAAGCCGGCCAGAGGGCCGACTGGGTGCGTTGGCGCCGCCGCCAAGCGGTGAAAGCCGGCCTCTCCCGCGTCGAAGCCAACCTCTACGCCGAAAGCGAAATCCCGTCGGAGAATCTCCGGCGCCTCGTCGAGCGCGACTGCCCCAAGAAGCTGCTCGCGAAGATCCTGCTGTAGCCCCGGCCCCTGAGCGGGATGAAGCCCCGCCGGAGCCGAGGCGCCCCATCTAACCACGGTCCTACTTCTGAGCGTGCGCACATACGACTTCTGGCATACTCGTCCCGACCGAGAAGTCCCTCCCCCTCCTGCGGCTGGCGTCGCGCGGAACCCCATCACCCGATCAGGAAAGGGTAGGCAATGCTGGATCTGGGACTCGACGTCGAAGCAACACTCAACGTTTTGGACGGGCTCGAGCTGTTCCTTGGCGGGCTGCTCGCGGCGATCCGCCTTGAGCAAGCACAGCAGACCGAACCTCCTGGAGCACGACGAGCGCTTCTTCAACTCGTGCCTCCAGTTGCGCCAGACGAGCCGTAGTCCCGTCGCCATCCGCTGACGACTCGACGAGCTCCTCGGCCGGCACCCCAAGCACGTCGGAAATCCGGATCAGCTCCCGCATCGGCGGGAGCCCGCCGCGCTCCCACCGGGTCACGGTCGACGGGCTAACCCCCGCCTCCAAAGCCAGCTGAAGCTGCGTCCAGCCCTTCCGCAGCCGCGCCTCCCGTATTCGGGCACCGATTTCTGCGGGTTCCAATGACATCGCGAGAAGCAGCGAAGCATGAACGGCTGGAAATTGCGTACTCACGTTAGGCACAGTACTTGACTAGTAACTCCGTGCGTGATAAATAGTTAGTCGTCCAGTGACTAGCACCCTTCACTCAAGGATCAGAGAGGCCCGCCGAGAGGCGGGTCTTACCCGTGAACCCTTGGCGGTGAAGCTGGGGATCTCCGCGTCGACGCTCCGTAACTACGAGACGGGGCGGACGCAACGGATCAGCTACGAGATGCTCGTTGCGATCGCCCGGGAGACCGGGAAGCCACTCTCCTTTTTCGTGGCGGACGTTGCGGCGTGACTGGCGCGCCGTCTGAGTGGGAGCTCGAGCACCTCCACCAGCAGATGCAGCTCATCAAAGCCCTCGCCGGCGAGAAGCGCGACAGGTCGACCAGATGTGTGTATTGCGGTGCCCCCTGCTACGGCAGGGCGTGCCGCAGCCATCGCGACTTGGTCCAGATCGAGAACCGGATGGCCGCGTGAAGTTCCCATTCGACCCGTTGCGAACAGCCGAGCCGAGCGCATGCGGTTCGGCTGTTCGGAGCGGGAACGGCAACGCCCGCTCCGTAGACCCCCCGGAGGGGCGGGAGTACTCATCTCCTCCCGCCCCTCTCTCTGACGAGGTCGAGGACGAGCTCGCCGAATCGCTCGCGGGGCGGGAACGGGTCGCTTGGAACATCGCCGCGAACCCGCACCTGGACCAGGAGAGCGCGCGGGACACGATCATGCGGTACGACCGGTCGATCGCACGGCTCAGGGCGATGCGCTCGTGAGCCCCAATCACGGCACCGCCAACAGATACAACAACTACGGCTGCCGTTGTAAGTCGTGTAAGCGCGCGTGGAGCGAGTATCAGAAGTCGCGTATGCCGCCTTGTCCGAAGTGCGGGCAGCCGATGGCGCCGCGGCGAGGGCAGAAGACGTGTATGGCTTGCTCCCCTCATTTCCAGAAGCGGCACGGTCTCGCGGGTTACAGGAAGCGCGGCTGCCGCTGTGATGTCTGCCGTGCAGCGGCAGCGGCACAGAAGCGTCGGCAGCGAGGCAATAACGCCGAGAAGTACCGCATCTACTGGCGTGAATACCGCCGCAAGCGGCGCGCCAAGGTTGCCGCATGAGCCCGATCACCCGCAACACCGGGCGCGATGGCCGCCGCTTCTACGAATGGCGCAACGAAAAATACTGGTCCGTAACAACGATCATCGGTGGCGGCCTCCCGAAGCCTGCGCTCATCAACTGGGCCAAGAAGTACACCGCGGAGTACGCCTACGACAACCTGAAGATCCTCGCCGAGATGCAGGAGGCCGGGGACCGCGACGGCGCCGTCGACTGGCTCAAGAACGCATCGTTCCGTGACCGCGACCGCAAAGCCGAGCTCGGCTCCGAGGTGCATCAGGCGATCGAGGCGTACATGCTCGGCAAGCCGTTCCCGAAATGGTCGAAGGAAGCGGCGCCGCGGATGGAGCAGTTCGAGTTGTTCCTCGCCGAGCACGAACCAACGTACTTGGCGGCGGAGGCGCCGATTTTCAACCGCACCCAGAAGTACGCGGGCACGTTGGACGCGATCGTGCACCTGCCGAAGCTCGCGCAGATCCATCTGCAGGACGTGAAGACCGGCAAAGGCGTCTATCCGGACGCGGCGCTGCAGTTGGCGGCGTACAGGTTCGCGGAGTTCATCGGGCAGGCCGACGGTGACGAGGTGCCGATGTCGAAGGTCGACGGCTGCTCGATCCTGCACCTGACGGACGACAAGTGGGACCTGATCCCGGTCAAAGCCGACGAGGAGGTTTTCAACTTCTTCCTCTATGTGCGCGAGGTGTACCGGTGGTCGCTCGAGACGTCGAAGGGTGTCTTGAACTACGACGAGCGGCCTGTGGCGGAAGCGCTGCAGCAGACATTGGACGCGGCGTGACCGACCAGCTCAACATCTTCGCGCGACCCAACCCTGCGCGGCCGCTGATGGGGCGACACCACAAGGACGGCTCGGACACCGAACGGATTGCGGCGGCGCGGGTGATGCCGCGGTCAGGGTCACAGCGTCTGGCGGTGCTGGACGCGCTCCGGGAGAAAGGCGTCCACGGCGCCACCGACTACGAGCTCTGGCATGGCTTCGGCATCGGCGCGCGCCCGCATGTGCCGGGCACGAGGCGCGAGGAACTGATCGCTGACGGCTGGCCGATCGTTGACAGCGGCCAACGTCGCGCGACGGACACAGGCTCGCCGGCGACGGTGTGGCGACTCAACGAGGAGGCGACGTAGTGCCGATCATCGAAGTCCAGAAGCGTCTCATGGAACTAGGCCGGGTCCGTCTCGGCGAGAAAGGCCCGAAAGGCGAACCCCGCAAGCTCTCCACGCTGCGGTTCACGAGCGCGAGCCGCGCGCTCCTCGAAGCGATCGCGGCGCAGCACGGCGGCCAAGTGACGGTGTGGACCGGGGCGCCCGACGAGGGGTTCTTCCAGGTGACGACGGAGGCGACCGAGATCGACATCGTCCTCCCCCCAGTGTTCTCTGACGCGGACGGTACGCCGACGGTGGCGTATTCGCAGTGGATGGAGCTGTGGAGCGGTGGCGGCTGCCTGCGGCGCTGTGACGGCGTCACGGAAGCATTGTCCGGCAAGGACTGCATCTGCGCGGAGGAGGGCAAAGAGGAGCGCGCCTGCAAACCCACCACGCGCGTCTCATTCATGCTCCCCGACATCCCCGGCCTCGGCGTCTGGCGTCTCGACAGCCACGGCTGGAACGCCGCCACCGAGCTCCCGGTGACCCTCGAGGTGCTCTCCCAGGCCGCGGCGGCCAACCGGTTCATCCCGGCCGTGCTGCGCCTCCAGAACCGCACCAAGAAGACGGAGGGGCAGACCCGCCGGTTCGTTGTCCCGGTGATCGACCTGAAGGACATCACCGTGAAGCAGTTGGCGTCGGGTGAGGTGCCGGAGGCGATCGCGATGAACCCGCCGACGATGACGGCGATCCCGAAGCCTGCTTTGCCCGCGGCCTCGACGATGCCTGCTGCTGAACCTTTCACGGTCGAGTTTCCGAATCCTGATCTCGGTCCGCCGCCGCCTCCTCCCACGCATGGAGCTCCGCAACCTGTCGACAGCCCGTCTGGTAGCGGGTCCGACACGGCCGACACCTCCGTGTCGCGGTTGACGGCGGAGCTGATGGAGGCGGCGAAGGACCGGGGCGTCGCCGACAAGACCCTGAAGCTGATCCAACGGAACCTCCGCGACCACGCCGACGAGCCGGAGAAGCACGTCGTCTGGCTTGAGCGGCAGCTGGCGCGGATGCGCGAAGAGGTCCCGGCGTGACCGCTGAGAAGTCGAACCAGGGGATGCGCCAGCCGCAGATGGGTGGCATCCAGTCGCAGCTGCGGTGGTCGTCTCCGACTCAGACCTGCAAACACGAGAGCTACTGGCGGCTCCCTGGCGCCTCCAAATGGATTTGCGCTGTCTGTCATCCACCGGCCGTCAAGGCCTTCGAGGTTCGCTGAAAGGAAGGGAACGAAATGAAGCTTCGTAAACCCATCATCACTCTCCTCATCTGCGCCGCCATCTTCGCGGCCGCCCTGTTCCTGGGGCACCAGAACGCGAGCGCCACACACACCCGCGCGACGTCGCACACGTCATCGATCAGCGGCCACGTCTACTGGGCCAACGGCGCCGGCGCGCCCGGCGCGACCGTGTTCATCAACTCGTCGTGCGGCAACCTCACCACACACTCGACCACAGGCGGGTTCTTCCCGAACGACGGCGGCGGCGTCATCCTCACCGACTACTGCACCTACCGCATCTACGCATCGACGTCGGGCTGCACGGTCTGGTACACGGACACCGTGCAGTTCTTCACGAATCAGCAGGCGTATTTCGCGAACCTCTACCTCATCCACTCGGTCCGGGTCTGCGGGCAGCCGGCGGCCCAGTGAGCGGACTGCTCATCAAGCCTTCGGCGCGCGAGACGACGGATTCGCAGATTCACGCGGAGATGCTACGGCTCATCGCCAAAGCCATCCGCGCGAAGAACCCGAAACTTCTCGAAGATGCCGCGGGGCAAGTAGAGGTCTGGCTTCGCGCTGAGGGGCGATGGTCCGAGTGAGCGAGGCCGGGATCGAAGTAGCTGATGGTGTCATTGTCCGCCCCATGCTCACCATTGACCGCGCGATCGACGCCTTCCTCGCCCGCGGCTTCGAGGAGACGACGCGCGCCACGTACAGCCGCATCCTCAACCGGTTCTGCGACCGGTTCCCCTCCGACTGGGACGTCGCGAAAATCAAGGAGGAGGATCTCCTGCTGTTCTTCGCGCTGTACCGCAACCGCGCGCGCGGCACCCAAGCGCACGCTGAGGCGGTGATCGCGAGCTTCTTCGGTTGGTTGCACACCACCCGGAAGATCCGGGTGAACCCGATGGGCAGGGTCGAACGGACCCGCCGGATACCGGCCGCGGACTTGGACGTCGTCACGGTGTCGAGCGCTGACGTGCCGAAGCTGCTGCTCGCGGCGCGGCCGGGTGCGGAGCTGAACTGCATCGCGCTCGCGGTCTACCTTGGCCCGCGGCGGCGCGCGCTGGCCCGGTTGAAGCTGTCGGACTGGGACCGCGAGCGGGGCCTGATCCGGTTCCGGGAGAAGGGCTCGAAGACGATCTGGAAGCCGGTGCCGGACGAGCTCGCCTCGATCCTGGGCGCCTGGCTAGATTCGGCGGCGGAGCAAGGGCCTAATGGTCTGGGTCGCCTGCCTGCCGCCGATCCTTACCTGATCCCACCCGAAGGGCCACTCACCAAAGGCGGAGAACGCGACGACCGCGTCATCTGGCGGCTCGTCAAAAAGGTCGCGAAACGCGCCGGCGTCAAAGCGCATGTGCACGCCCTACGGGCAGCGTTCGCCGTCTACTTCCTCGAAAGCCACGGCCACGACGCGATCGCGCTGCAGCAACTCATGGGGCACGAAAGCTTCGAGACGACCCGCGTGTACCTACGGAAGCTGGATCGGGCCGTCGCTATGGAGAGCGTCCGCGACCTATCCTGGTTGGGTTCGGAGCCTGCCGGCGTTTCAGAGACGCCTACTGCGGGCTCCGAACCTCATTTGGCTCAACCATCCGGGTCGCAGTTTCCTGAGAGTCGTGTGATGGGGGCGGGAGGATTCGAACCTCCGAAACGTGAGCCCGAAGGAGAAAAGCGGCCTGGAAGGGAACATTCCGAAAATCGCCTTGACGAAGACCTAAAGCAAGCCATCCCGAAGCCAGAGCCGGAGCGCGCATGAACGCGCGCGAGTGGCTCAATGGGATCGACGAATACTGGGGCTGCTGGTTCGCTGGCTTCGTCGACGGCGAGGGTTGCTTCTCGATCAGTTCTCAGGCGAAAGGCGGATACAGGTGCTCGTTCCTTATCAAGCTGCGCGCCGACGACGGGCCGCTGCTCAAGAAGATCCGCGGTCGCCTCGGAATGGGAACGATCTCGACCGCGCCGAGAGCAGAGCCGGACAAGCCCCAGCTCGTCTACTCCGTCCAGAGGAAGAAGGACTGCCTTCTCCTCTGCGACTTCTTCGAGCGGTTCCTGCTCCAGTCGAAGAAGCGTCGTGACTTCACGATCTGGGCGAAGGCGGTCGACTCGTGGCAGACCGTTCAGCTGGGTCCGGGGCACGGCACGTCTCAGTGGACGGTGATCGCTGAGGCGCACGAGGAGCTGCGCGAGATTCGCCAGTACCGGGAGCTCGCGGCATGAAGCGTTGCCGTTACTGTGGCGCGCGGTTCACGCCGGGCAAGGAGAACCCGAACGGCGGCTACCGCGGGCGGCTGTTCTGCTCCTATGAGCACGCCTACCGCTCGAGCCTGCACGACGCGGCGAACCGTCGGGCTCTGCGAAGGACAATGGGGCTGCGGGCGTGAAACCCCGCTTCTTTTTCTATGTGCTCGGCCTGCTGATGATCGCGGTGATCTTCCGGGCGGCCGCGGTGAACGGCGCCGACGATCCGCCCCCACCTGACCCGTACCCGTTGGAGATCCAGGGGAAGGACGTTGGCCAGTGGCACGCGATCGCGGCCCGCTACCGGCGGAAGCTGCTGGTGCGGTGGAAGCCGACCGTCCAGTACGCCTACCGCCTCGCCGCGGCCGTCTATGGCGTCTCGTACGGGCAGCTGCACGCCGTCAGCGGCTGCGAGTCGAACCACTATGTCTTCGCCCGGAACGGCCAGTACCGCGGCCTGTTTCAGGAGGGGCCGATGTTCGAGCGTGGCCCGTTCGGGCGGGCGGGGTTCTCGGTGTGGGACCCGGTCGCGAACGCTTTGACGGCGGCGTCGGTGGTGTCGCGGCAGGGGTGGCGCCAATGGTCGTGCAGGCCGTGATGGAGCCCGAGGTGGTCACTCAGACGGTTACGTTGAAGCTCGTCGTGGACGAGGAAAAGTGCCGGGGCTTGTACGACGATTACGTTGGCGACGTCGAGTGGTACCGCGACAACGACCAGCTCGCCCCGGACCATCCTGATGAGGGCTACCGGACTGGTGTGCCTCAACCGTGGGAGGAGTACCGGGCCGGGCTAATCGAGTGCTTCCTCGACGAGATCATGCCTTCGAGTTCCCAAGAGGCGTTCTACAGCGTTGAGGTGGTCGGGTCGCCGTGATGGAGCAGCTCGCGAAGGGGACACGGTTCCCGCGGTCGATGCTGAACGGCCCGGCGAACGAACGGTTGCTCAGGTCGTTGGGCGTGGAGAGCGTCGACGAGCTGGACTTGGAGCTCGAGGATTATGCGCGCGCGTGGCTTCTGACGGTCCCTCGCAAGGGCGGCACTTCTGAGACGAGGCGGGCCGCTAGTCGGGTGCGCGAGGCGCTTGAGCGGGTCGACGGGAGGCGGGCCGCGTGATGGCTGAGTCTCGTCAACCCACACCGCAACAGGACATCGAGTTTGTCCGCGATCAACTGGGCGAACAGGCGCGGGAGATCACCAAAGACCCGATGGCGCTTGGTCCAGCACGTGCGCACCGTGCGCTCGACCGTATTGAGGCCCAGCTCGCTGATCTGGAACGCAAGCTGGATATGTGCGATCAGGCGTATCGCTCTCTAGCGGAGCCGGGGATTCGATGATGGCTGAGTCTCGTCAACCCACAGAAGAAGAAGTGCGGGAGGTGCGTAGGTGGTTCGCCAACTTCTCGAAGAATCCGCTGGCGACTGATGTGGTGGCGTTGTGCGATTCGTGGCTGGCTCAGAGAGACGTAGTAGCCGCACAGGACAGGGCGCTGCGTCGAATCGCGGCGATCAAAGACCAGCACACATGGTCGGAGGACGACGCTCTAGAGGCTGCTGAGATAGCGGCTGCTGTGGTTTCTGAGGGACCGGAACCGCCGACCCGTTTCTGCGGGGTGTGCGGACATCCGTCTGTGTCTGCGTATGCCGGTGGGTGGAAATGCCGTGACTGCGGGGCTGTGGTTTCTGGGACACCGGAAGGAGAGAAATGAGCGGTATATGCGCTGCGTGTTCAACGACGGTGGGCGAATGCCCTAACTGCGGCACGTTCTGGTTCAAGGCGTGGCCGGGGAAGTATTACGGCATCAGGCCAGTGGCGCAGAACCCGTTGCCGTCGCTTGTGGTGAACGGCCGCACGGTGCCACAGGCGTACTCGTTGAATCGGTGGCCGAATGTCGTTGGCCCAGTGTCGGCTTCGGGGGAGAACTATGAGAAACCCTACTACTAGTAGTAGCGGGGCTGTGGTTTCTGGGACACCACCACCAGAGGAACAAGAATGAGCGAACTTGAACGAGTCCGAGAAGAACGCGACGCGGCGATAGCGCGAATCGGTCTGCTGATCTTGGCCGCTCGTGGCAACGAGGCGGACCTGCCCGTCTCTCTCCGGGCAGGCTTGTGGGTAGCTGAGGACGAGTTCTTCAATCGACCAACAGCCGAGGGACGAGAACGGCGCAAGCAGCTTGGGACACCAGAAGGAGAGACATGAGCCGTAAGAAACGTTGGGTGGCGCGGTTTGCGTTCGAGGTTCAGTTCGATGCGGTGTCTCCGAACAAAGCAGTCGAACAGGGCGAGAAGATCGCAGACCAGTTGAAGCGGATCAGATTCACGGACGACATCGCTGTGACTGCTTCCACTGGCGCGATGATTGCTCCGGTGGCACCAGAAGGAAAGACATGAGCGGCTACTGGCTCTACAACCGCGAGACGGGCGAGCCGTGGCGATCCTGCGACCCGCCGCATCTCATCGAGTACGTCGAGAGCGGCCGCGTTCAGGAGTACGCGGTGGAGAAGTTGCGCAGGCGGGTTATCGACCTGGAACGGAAGCTTGCGGTGGGTGGGTCAGCCGAGGAGCCGAAATGACCGAACCCTGGAGTCCTTATAGCGGCGAGGAGGAGTTCCACGACCACATGACGGTTGGCGAGCCGCCCCGGGTGTTGGAACCGGCGTTGGCGGCGGCGAACCGGATCATCCACGGTAACGGGACAGAGAACGATTCGCAGCTTGTGGCCGGGGTGTTGATCCAGTTGGTGGATGAGGTAGTGAAGCCGTGACGCTTGTCCCGCCTCTCGTTCACGGTGCCTGGGTCCGCCCCGGTGGCGGTACGTTCCCTGACCAGGTGAAGGCGCGGGGTTGGGGTGTCGATCAGTTCTTTTGGGACGCAACAGACCCTGCTGCGGATCATCCGAAGAAGCTGCCGGGTGTGTTGGATGACATGCGGAAGGCCGGCTGGAAGGTCGGGATCACCCGGGACCCGCGCTGGGATAACTACAGCCACCCCGCAGGCTGGTACGGCACCCAGCTTTCGAAAGACCTGACCGACCTGGGTTGCGACGGGAAACAATGCTCCTGCGTCTTCGACGGCGAGATCCACGACTCGAACCGAATCCTCGCCGAGATCAAAGCGTTCCGGAAACTACGGCCCGGACGCTTCCTCTACTGGACGCTCGAGCCGCGGCAAGGCGGGATCATCTCGGACGAGCTCGTCGCGTTCATCAACAACGATCCGTTGACGTGGGTGGTGCCGCAGAAGTACCGGGGCGGCATGCAGCCTGTGAGCGAACGGATCGTAGTGAACGATCTGAGGGCTCGAGGACTCGGGGAGGACAAGATCCTCGTCTACTACGAGCGGTACGAGGAAGGTTTCGAGGGGATCATCTTCGACATCGCGAACGCCGCATGAGCGTCAAAGGGCTCCTCGCGCACGACCCGAACCTCCTCCGCGAGTCGGAGCTCTCAAGCCTCGTCGTCGAGCTCGCACGACTCGGCGGCTGGAAGCGTTATCACACGTGGTCCTCCAAGAAAAGCCCGCGCGGGTTCCCGGATTGGATTTTCGTGAAGCAGGGGCGGATGCTCGCCGTCGAGCTGAAAGCCGAGAAGGGAGTCGTCCGGCCGGAGCAGACCGAGTGGCTCGACGCGCTCTCCGACGTCCCGGGTGTCGAGGTGTACCTCTGGCGGCCGTCGGACTGGGACGAGATAGTGACCGTGCTCACGGGCCGCAAACCGGTCAACAAGGCGGCGTAACCGTGCGTCGCGTGCATCTGCGCGTCACGAGCAAGCGGTTCCTCCTCACGAGCCGATGGTTCTACCTGCACATCTTCTGGGGGAGAACCTGATGCCCTGGAGTTCTGACGGTCAGAAGGAACGCCGGGAGCAGGCGATCGTCGACCATCCCGGCCGCCAACACGTCCGCACCTGCTGCCTGTTCTGCCCCACCCGCGGCCGCACCGCGTTCGTCTTCACCGGAACGTTGTGGGAAGGACGAGCCGCGCTCGCGAAGCACCGGGCCGAGAAGCACCCCGAACTCCAGCCGCTCGAGCAAGCCATGCAACGGACACGACGGCGCCTGCGCAGCGACTACACCGGGGAGCGCTCCTACAGCGTCGACAGCGCGCCACGGCACCTCTCGAGCCCGGAGGAGCTCGCAGAGCGGGAGATCCTCAGGCGGATGACACGGTCCGACCTGCCGGCGCTCAAAGGCCAATGACGTGTTTATCAGCGTCCGCAACTGGCGGCGGTTCCAGCACTACGACCCGTCCGAACGAACCCCGATCTGGGTCAAGAACTACACCCACCTGCTGTCCGAGGACGCCTACCTCACCCTCACCGCGAACCGTCGCGCGCTGCTGCATGGGCTCTGGCTCGTCTACGGGTTGGCGTGCACTTGCCCCAAGGATCGTGACGACTTGACGTGTACTTGCCTCAGACTTGACGTGCACTTGCTCAACAGAAGGCTCGGACTTCACGCAAAGATGAGCGACTACGAAGCGCTCAACCATGCGGGTTTCATCCTACTTCTTGCTAGCACGCCGCTAGCACCACGCTATCAGCCTGCTAGCCCAGAAGAAGAGAAAGAAGAAGAGAAAGAACAAGTGCCTTTGGAAGCTAGCTACCCCGAGAACGGACACGCCGACGAAGACATCGACTGGACCCCGCTCAGCGTCAGCGAAGTCATCGAACACGCCCGCCAGGCAGCCGAAAGGAAAGGCACATGACCTACACAATCGAGGACATCGACAACCTCACGAGACTCCTCCGCATGGACCTCAGCCAAGCGCAGGCGAAACTCACTGACCTCAAACGAATGCTCGCCAGCTTCGACCTCCCCAGCAAACCTGACGACCCGACCGCCCGCATCCACCTCGCAGAAGTCTTCATCCGCAACGGCGGCTACGAACTCGTCGACCAATCACTTCTCGCCGAACTAGTCGACCGTGGAATCCCCGAACCTCAGCACCAGCCCCTCCTCGAGCTCGCAAGGAGCCTACGACCATGAGCTACCTCCTCGACGCGATCATGCTCGTCGCCATCGTTGCGGTCGGCGCCCTCCTCGGACTCTGGCTCACGAGGCGACCATGACCAGCCGCACCCACCAAACCATCCTCCTTCTCAACACCCTCCAAGACGCACAACCCGCCCCCACCACCTGGACCGGCAACCTCGTCCAACGCCAAGCACAACCCGGCCCCAGCCCCTCACGATGGCAACGATGCGAAACATGCGACGGCGCCGGCGTCACCCTCGACAGGTTCAAACGCTCAAGCCCGTGCACACTCTGCGCAGGCCACGGCCGCTACCTCATCGACGACTACACCAGCCAGCGAGTCTCAACGCTCGAACACGGACTCATCGACCACCGCAAAACCGTCCGGTGCGACCGCTGCTCCGGTGACGGCGTCTGGAAATTCAAACGCTGCGAACTGTGCGAAGGCACCGGACGACGCACCGCCACCACGAGAGAACTCGCCACCTCACACGAAACCACCAGGCAACGCAACACCGACCACCTCTGGGGACGCAACGGCTCATACCACGAACTCGAGCGCGCACTCCACCAGCTCAACGAGATCGCCAGGCCCGCGCACTTCCAAGTCTGGCACGTCCACGTCTTGCGAGACCTACACCCCGATGAGGCACCGCTGCTCGAGCTCTCCCTCACGTTCATCGTCACCCGAATGCCCACACCCATCCTCGTCCCCGCCGGCGCCAGCACCGCTGAGAAACGCGCGCACGCCCACCAGCTCAAGGTCAAAGGTCGCCACACAGACCCGCGAGCACGACAAGCACGAGACACCGAAATCCGCAAACTCCACCGCCACGGCAAACCCGTCCAATGGATCGCACAACAAACCGGGCTCAGCGTCTCCAGCGTCTACGACATCCTCGCCCAACGCGAACACGCCGCGGCATGAGACGGCAGCCGTGCGTGATCTTTCGCAGATGGGATGGCAGCCTGGTACACGTTCTCCACGGAACCGCGATGCGAGCGCAACGAAACGCAGCGATGACCGGGCAAGAGTTCCACTGGCACGAGACCGAGACATGGCTGGATCGACTCCGGCTATGGGCCAAACGAAAACGCACCGCATAAGAAAACCGCCCCGAAGGGCGGCTCTCTCGCGCAGGCCGAGGAACGAAAGTCTAGCCGCCGTCGTGCTCCCGCGTGAACTCACGGCAATCCTGACAGACCGCATGTCGCTCAACAATGTTCGCCGGCAGCGAGTGCTGCGCCTGAACCCTGACCTTGCGACCCTTGCGACCGCAACGCGCCGCGACCTTGACGCCACTACCGGAGTTCACCTCGACTAGCGATCGCTCAACGACGTGCGACTTACTCCCAGAGCCGAAAGTCGCAAAGACATCCGCGCTCCTAGCTGGTGTCAGAAAGCGCGTCACGACGGCCAACGCGCACTCAAATCATCGACCTCGAACAGTGAGAACGACGTCAACACGATCAGCCAAAACTCCCTGTCCCTGCGTGTCTTCCTGATCCGCTCAGACGCCGTCATGACGTGAACGACGCATCATCGAGCGCCACCATCATCGCGTGCAGAAAGTCAGCCACCTCGCGCTTCGTGCCGCAAGTCACCGTGGACTCAATCGTGTCTCCGCTCTCCCTGGGCCGAACGCGATCCAAGCCGATGTAGCCGTTGCGCCCCTGCGCCTCGTAGCGGTAGATGCTTCCCCGCTGCTCCATCCGACGATTCACGTTGGCAACCCGAGTCTCGAGCTGCTCTCCCGTGATGCGTTCCATCTCTCTGCCTCCTAGTTAGTGATGCCTCCACCATAGTAGCACATTCTGACTAGTCAATAGCTACCAACACAGGAAACGCGCAAATAGCGACACTTGCGCAACAACCGAACCACTGACTACCATTCGCGTGCTCTTCCCGTGACAATTGCGGTGAGAAACCCCTACGGGCTCCGTGCGCCCTCGAGCGGCGCGAGACCTTTCCACAAGCGCCAGGAGGCGGTCGAATGGTGGCGCTAGATGCCCAACTGACACAGCCAAAAAGGGCAGCCGTCGGAGCGCGCAAGCGTAAGCGGTTCCTCGAGCTCGTCCGTGATGGCTACTCGATCGTCAAGGCTTCCGAGGCCGCCGGCATCCCGCGCAAGACCGTCTACCGATGGCGCAACGCGGACCCAGACTTCGCAGCTGAGTGGGACGAGGCATGGGAGCAAGGCGCCGACGTGCTCGAGGACGACCTGCTCGAGCGCACGAAGACGTCAGACCTGCTCCTCATCTTCGCGCTGAAGGGACGCCGGCCCGCGCGCTACCGCGACAACGTGCGCCACGAAGTCGACGCGCGGATCTCGGTCACGGTCGAGGATGCGCGCGCCGAGCTCGTGTCACGGTTCGAGCAGATCGCATCGCATCGGCAAGCAGCGATCGACGGTAAGTCGAAGCAGCTCACGCCGGCGGCTCAGCCAACAGACGTTGCATGACTCGGCCGTAACCATGCGTGCTCGAGCGGCAGGCTTGCGTTACATGCGGGCTTGTGACATGCGCGCACCGCATTACTCCATGCGTGCACACACCAGCCGACCAGCACCCCGCGCTGTGGCTTGTGTCCCGTGGCCGTCGATGTCAACTGGCGGGGTGGCCCCCAAGAGAAGGGGTGCTCCCCCCACAACGCTCCCTCGACCTGCAGCACGCGCCAAAACAAAAAGGTGTTTTCTGGGTGGGCAACGTGTCGGTTCTTGAGCAGCTTTTGGAGATTCCGGCTGCGGAGCGTCGTGAGAAGCTGCTTGAGCTTTCACCCGCGGCGGCGGAGGTGCTTCTTTACGATTGGGAGTTGTGGGCGCGGCCGGGTCAGTTGGAGCCGGAGACGCCGTGGCGTGTGTGGTTGGCGATGTCGGGGCGTGGGTGGGGGAAGACGCGGGTTGGTGCGGAGTGGGTTCGGAAGAACGTGAGGAGCTTCGAGTTCGTGAACATTGCGGGGGCTACCGCGGATGATGCGAGGGACATCATGATCGAGGGCGAGAGCGGGATCTTGGCGATTTGTCCGGCGCTGGAGCGGCCGGAGTATCGGAAGTCGATGAGGAGACTCGACTGGCCGAATGGTGCGAAGTCCCTGATTTTCACGGCGGACGAGCCGGAGCGTTTTCGTGGGAAGCAGCATCAGCGGTTTTGGGGTGACGAGGTGGCTGCGTGGCGGTATCCGGAGTCGTTGGAGCAGATGCTGTTGGGGTTGCGTTTGCCGCCTGATCCGCGGGCGTTGTTGACGACGACGCCGAGGCCGATCCGGATGTTGGTGGAGATGCTTGAGGACCCGACGTGTGTGGTGACGAAGGGGACGACGTACGACAATCGGGACAACTTGGACCCGGCGTTTTTTCGGGAGATCATTGGGCGGTATGAGGGGACGCGGTTGGGGCGGCAGGAGTTGGAGGCGGAGCTGCTGCTGGACGAGGGGCTGGCGTACAGCTTTTCGGAGCATGTGCATGTGGTGCCGGCGTTTGGTGTGCCGGAGCATTGGCAGCGGTTCGAGTGCATGGACTTCGGGTCAAGCGCACCGACTGCGTGGTATCTGGTGTGTGTGGATGAGAACCGGAACCTGGTGGTGGTGGACGAGCACTACGAGCCGGGCCTTCCAAGCGAGACGTCCAGGGGGATCAAGGAGCGGCGGCGCAGGTGGTGGCCGAAGGGGATGGAGCCGATGTGTTTCGCCGACCCGTCGGTTTACAACGATGGGGTGGTGACGAACAAGTGGGGGCGCCCGGCCCGGGTAGCGGACGAGTTTCTCGAGAACGGGATTTTGCTTCAGCGGGGCAACAACGACCGGCGCGCGGGGTACGTCCGGATCTCGGAGCTCCTGAAGCTGACGGAGGGTAAGCCGCGGCCGTTCTGGGCGGGTTCACCGGAAGCCCTGGCGGCGCCGTCGCTCTATGTGATGGATCGTTGTAAGGCGCTGGTGGATCAGTTGCGGTATGCGCCGGTGGAGGAGGAGGGGGAGCCCTACCCCGGCGAAGCGGTGTCGAGGAATTGGGAGTCGACGCAGGGGCACGCGCACGCTGCTTTGCGGTATGGGGTGTTGTCGTGGCCGGATGCGTCGAAGGGGTTGCCGGGGTCGGGGCCGCCGGAGCGGTCGGTGGCGGGGCTGATGGAGTGGCGGAAAAAGCGGAGCGCCGACATCCCGGACCGTTTCGCGTTCTAAGGAGGCTTGAATGAAAGATCTCCGGTTCACCGAAGATCAGGGATTTACGAAGCTCGGAGAGGTCTGGTTCCTGAGTCGCGACTACCTTCGCGGGCCGACGACCTGTCGGCAGGCCAGGGACTACCTCCGCTGGTTGTGGCGGACACTCGTATGAGCGGCACCGTTCACATCGTTGACGAGGCGATCTCCCGTCCCCATGCGTGCGCGCAGTGCAACGATACGCGCGGCCCCTTCCTGGACACGGTGGTGGAGCGGATGGGCGAGCGGTTGTATCTGTGCATGGTGTGCCTTCGGATCGACGCGGCCGAGGCGGGGTTCGCGCAAGGGCACCGGATGGATCAGCTGGTCGACGCGAAGAACACGGTGGAGCACGCCGAGTCGGAGATCGACGTGCGCAACGGCCAGATCCGTGACCTGAAGGCGGCGCTCGCGTCACGGGAGAAGACGATGGTGGAGCTGCAGGTTTTGGTGGAGCGGCTCGAGGGTGAGATCAAACGGAAGGATCATCTCGCCCGGATGGCCGCTGATAACGCGCTGGCGGTCGTGGCACCACCCGAGCCAGCCGTTGTCGGTATAGG